CAGCCGGCAGTCGGTAAGAAGCCTCCGACCGTTTGGGACGTCAACCCGACCGCGCATGAGCACTACGAGCAGCTTGCCGAACGCGAGCGCGAGAAGCGCCAGCGGCTGACAGAGCGCATGCGGGAGCTTGGGCGTTGAAGATGTTGTACATGCCTCATGCGCACCGCGTTACCGGACAACAAAGTCAACGTGTGCCGCAAAATGTGGCAAATGTTGTCGATGTTGTACGTACGCGTAAGATCAATATACATTTTTGGTTTTTCTCTCTCTTTTTCCTTCGTGCAAGTGTTTTTTATTTATTCGCGCGTACGTCCAACAAAGTCAACATTGCCCGAGACGCTGCGTTGGGCCATGATCTGAGTGTTTGAGGAGTCACTACGATGGCAAACCAACGAACCAAGCCCGGAAGCCCAGAGCGCGCCAAGCAGGCCGATGCCGTCCTGGCGAACATGGAAGCCGGCATGAGTTGCTGGAAGGCGTGCGAGAGGGCCGGCGTGAAGAACAGCACGTTCATGGGCTGGGTTGCGGAGGACGCCGCGCTGGCCGAGAAGTACGCGCACGCACGCGAGAATTTCATCGAGAAAATCTCGGCCGACCTGATGGATATATCCGACCAAGACCCGGAAATTGTCGATGGCAAAAAGGATTGGGCCGCGATCCAGAAGCACAAACTGCAGGTAGATACTCGCAAGTGGCTGTTGTCGAAACTCGCGCCGAAGAAATATGGCGATCTCCTGAAACTCGCAGGCCACGACGGCGGCGCGGTGAAAATCATTGCGCAGAATGACGACGAAAAACTCTGAGCGCGTCCGATGGCATTCCAGCTAACCGCCCGCCAGCAGGAAGCCCAGCGCATCCTGAGCGGCGACTCCACGCACCTGATGCTGTTCGGCGGCTCGCGCTCGGGCAAGACGTTCCTGCTCACACGCAACGTGGTGATGCGTGCGCTGAAGGCACCGAACTCAAGGCATGCGATCTTCCGGTTCCGCTACAACCACCTGAAAGCCAGCGTCGTGCTGGACACGTTCCCAAAGGTGATGCGCGCAGCGTTCCCCGGTGTGGCGTGGGACATGCACCAGCAGGACGGCTACGTCAGCCTTCCAGGCGGCTCGCAGATCTGGTTCGCGGGGCTGGACGACAAGGACCGCACCGAGAAGATTCTCGGGCAGGAGTTCGCCACGCTGTACTTCAACGAGTGCAGCCAGATACCGCTCTCGAGCATCGACACGGCCCTGACGCGCCTTGCGCAGAAGGCCACGCAGGTCATCGAAGGCCGCGAGCCCGTCACACTCAGGCTGCGGGCCTACTACGACTGCAACCCGCCGAGCAAGACGCACTGGACGTACCGCAGGTTTGTCGAGAAGCGCGACCCCGACACCCGGCTCGGCCTGCCGCGTCCGGAGGATTACGCCTGCTTCGCCATCAACCCGACCGACAACGCTGCGAACCTGTCGCCCGAGTACCTGCGCATGCTCGAGTCCCTGCCGGCCAGGATGCGGGCGCGATTCCTCGAGGGCCGCTTCGCAGACGCAAACCCGAACGCCCTATTCCCCGAGGAGCACATCGACCGCTGGCGCGTGCTGGACGGCGTTGTTCCGCAACTGGTGCGCGTTGTGGTCGCGGTGGACCCGAGCGGCGCGGACGACGAGGCGAGTGCGGACAACGACGCTATCGGCATCGTGGTGGTCGGCCTGGCCACGGACGGCGCGTGCTACCTGCTGGAAGACCTGACGGTGAAAGCCGGCCCTGCAACCTGGGGACGCGTGGCGGCCGAGGCGTTTGATCGGCATAAGGCCGACTGCGTGGTGGCCGAGACGAACTACGGCGGGGCGATGGTGCGCCAGGTGATTGAGACCGCCCGCCCGCGCACGCCGTTCAGGCCCGTGACCGCCAGCCGGGGCAAGGTGGTGCGCGCCGAACCGTTCTCGTCGCTGTACGAGCAGGGCAAGGTACGCCATGTCGGGATGTTTCCGGAACTCGAGGACGAACTGAGCGGATTCGCCACGACGGGCTACACCGGCTCGCGGAGCCCGAACCGGGCCGACGCGCTGATCTGGGGCCTGGCGGCGCTGTTCCCGGCTGTTACGGGGGCGACGACGAAGAAACCTGACCTCGCGGGCCTCGTCCTTCCCACCGCCCACCGCTGGCGATAGACACCGAACGCCTCGCGTAGCATAATCCCGCCAGCCGCGCAATACCCGGAGATACCCTGATGGCCAGAGAATCGAACGAGCAGAGGCTGTCACGCATCCATCAGGAGGCGATGGCAGAGTTCGACGCCATCCAGAGCGCGCTGCGCGACGAGCGGCTGCAGTGCCTGCAGGATCGCCGGTTCTACTCCATCGCAGGAGCCCAGTGGGAAGGGCCGTTGGGCGCGCAGTTCGAGAACAAGCCGAAGATGGAGGTCAACAAGATCGCCCTTGCGGTGCAGCGGATCTTCTCCGAGTACCGCGCCAACCGCGTGACGGTCGATTTCGTCAGCAAGGAAGGCAAGGAATACGACGGACTCGCAGACACCTGCGACGACCTGTACCGGGCCGACGAGCAGGACAGCGGGGCCGAGGAAGCCTACGACAACGCCTTCGAGGAGGCGGTCGGCGGCGGTTTCGGTGCGTTCCGGCTGCGAACGGCCTACGAAAACGAGGAGGACGACGAGGACGAGCGCCAGCGCATCCGCATCGAACCGATTTTCGACGCCGACTCGTCTGTGTTCTTCGACCTCCAAGCCAAGCGCCAGGACAAGGCCGACGCGAAGCGGTGCTTCGTGCTGACCAGCATGACCCGCGAGGCGTACAAGGCCGAGTACGGGGATGACCCGGCAAGCTGGCCGAAGGAAATCCACCAGTACGAGTTCGACTGGCTGACGCCCGATGTCGTGTACGTCGCGGAGTATTTCCGCGTCGAGATGGTGTCTGAGACCGTGCGCATCTTCCGCAGCCTGGACGGCGAGGAGGAACGCTACCGGGACAGCGAGCTGGACGATGAGATGCTGGCCGAGTTGGAGGCTGTCGGCAGCGTCGAGGTGCGGCAGAAGCGCGTCAAGCGCCAGCGGGTGCGCAAGTATGTCCTGAGCGGCGCGAAGGTGCTCGAAGACTCCGGGTTCATTGCCGGCAAGCACATCCCCGTCGTGCCGGTCTACGGCCGCCGCTGGTTCGTGGACAACGTGGAGCGGTGCGCGGGGCATGTCAGGCTGGCGAAAGACGCCCAGCGCCTGGCGAACATGCAGCGGTCGAAGCTGGCCGAGATCGCCGCTCTGTCGAGCGTCGAGAAGCCCATCCTGACGCCCGAGCAGGTAGCCGGTCATCAGGTGATGTGGCAGGACGACAACCTGCGCAATTACCCGTACCTGCTGATCAACCCGATCACCGGACCGGACGGCAGCGCACAGGCTGCAGGCCCGCTGGCCTACACGAAGTCGCCGCAGATCCCGCCCGCGATGGCTGCGCTGCTGCAGATCACCGAGCAGGACATCAAGGACGTTCTCGGGAATCAGGAGCAGGGCGATAAGGTGGTCGCCAACGTCAGCGGCAAAGCCGTTGAGATGGTCCAGCAGCGGCTGGACATGCAGACGTTCATCTACATGAGCAACTACGCCAAGGCCGTGCGCCGCGCTGGCGAGGTCTGGCTCGGCATGGCCCGCGAGGTGTACGCAGAGCCTGGACGGAAGATGAAGGGCATCGGCGCGCAGGGCCAGATGTCGAGCATTGAACTGATGCGGCCGATGGTGAACGACGAGGGCGAGCTTGAGCACGAGAACGACCTGACCGAAGCCGAGTTCGATGTCGCCGTTGAGGTCGGCCCGAGCAGCAGCAGCAAACGTGCCGCGACGGTGCGCGCCCTCACGCAGATGATGGCCGTGACGCAAGACCCCGAGGCCCAGCGCGTGCTGCAGGCTGCGGCGCTCATGAACATGGAAGGCGAGGGCCTGAGCGAGATCAGCGAGTTCTTCCGGAAGCAGCTGGTGCAGATGGGCGTCGTGAAGCCGACCGAGGAGGAGGCCGCAGCGATGGCCCAGGCCGGTGCGCAGCCCGATCCGAATGCGGTGTTCCTCCAAGCTGCGGCCGAGGAGGCGCTCGCCAAGGCCGCGCAGGCCCGTGCCGGTGTGGTCAAGACCGTCGCAGACAGCGAGCTGGCGCGGGCGAAGACGCTCGAGACGGTTTCCAAGATCGACATGGATCAGACCCGCATGGCGATGGACGCGGTGAAGATGATCGGCCTGCCCGAGCAGACGCCGCCGCGACCTGAACTCTGAATCGGCACGGTGCCGAACGGTTGCCGGCTGACCGCATCAGCCGAGAGGGAAGACGGATGGGAATCAGGATCGAAGTGACGCAGCCCGATGGCACGCAAGAGGTGCATGAGGGCAACGAGGACACCACGCCCGAGGCAGACGAGGGCGAACAGGTTGCGGCGGCTCAGGGCGCACCAGACACGCCTGACCCGTCTCCCCAGGCTGATGCCCCTGCAGCCGCCGCACCCGAACCCGACGAGGTGACGGTCAGCATCGGAGACGATGCCCCGCCAGCCGAGGACGAGGAACGCGCCGCCCCTGAGTGGGTGCGCGACCTGCGCAAGCAGCACCGCGAACTGCAGCGCAAGGTGCGCGAGTACGAGGCCAGGGAGCAAGCCGCGCCGGTAGGCCCGAAGCCGGTCGGCCCCAAGCCCAAACTCGAAGACCACGACTACGACACCGACCGCTACGAGACGGCGCTGGAGTCGTGGTACGCCCAGAAGGCCGCAGCCGACAAGGCCGAGCGCGAGGCGCAGAAGCAGGCCGAGGAAGCGCAGAAGGCGTGGCAGGCCAAGCTCGATGGGTACGGCAAGGCCAAGGCCGACCTCAAGGTGCGCGACTACGACGAGGCCGAGCACACGGTCATGGAGACGCTGAACGTCACCCAGCAGGGCGTCGTGCTGCAAGGTGCCGAGAACCCCGCACTCGTCGTCTACGCGCTGGGCAAGAACCCGAAGAAGGCCAAGGAACTGGCCGCCCTCACCGACCCGGTGAAGTTCGCATTCGCCGTCGCCAAACTGGAGGCACAGTTGAAAGTCACCCCGCGAACCAAGGCACCCGCGCCCGAGCGCGTCCTGCCGGCAGGCACCGCGCCTGTCAGCGGCGGGTCAGATTCGACGCTGGAGCGCCTGCGTGAGGAGGCGGCGCGCACGGGCGACATGACGAAGGTCGTGGCGTACAAGCGGCAGTTGGCGGCGAAGGCGCAGGCGAGGGCTTGACGAACCGGCTGAGTGTGGTACATTCGGCCCAATCGCACCGGGTTTCGCCAGCCCTCAAGTGGCAGTAGCGACCAGATCACGAGTGGCCGCCCGACTCTTGACGGGGTGAGTAAGCAGGCGCCGCAGCAGCGGCAATCGTTCACTCATTCCGATCAGGAGCCCACACCGTGGCCAACAATTTCTCCAAGGAAGAGCGCATCGCTTTCGAGAACCTCCTCGAAGGCTTCCAGGACGCGCTCGTGCTTTCCCGCAACGTCGCCGTGTACAACACGGATCAGACGATGATGGAGCGGACCAACAACGTCATCTGGCGTCCGCAGCCCTACATCTCGGTGTCCTACAGCGGCACCGACATGACGACCAACTTCGACGACTACACCCAGCTGACCGTGCCGGCGACCATCGGTTTCAGCCGCTCGGTGCCGTGGTCGATGACCGCCACCGAACTGCGCGATGCGCTGCAGGAAGGCCGTCTGGGTGACGCCGCCAAGCAGAAGCTCGCCTCCGACATCAACGTCGCGGTGATGAACGTGG